AACACAGTAGATGCTTCTGGCTTTGAAGAATTACTTGTAAGATCAAGAGGAACTATTACACAATTAATTAATAACGCAGTTAATGAAAGAGGGAGTAAAAACTTAATCTAATGTCAGGTGCTTTTCCAATATCTACTGCTAAGTTTGAATCTTTAGGAATAAAGTCTATTCAAAATACTATTATCTCAAAAACTGTATCTGGTAAGAAACTTGCTAGACAAATAGATAATCAAAGGTGGGCTTTTACAGTTAGAATAATTACAGGAACTAGAACAGATGTATATGGAGAGTTAATGGCTTTCATAGTTAAGCAAAGATCGGGCAAAGAAAACTTTACTATTATTCCACCAGAAGTACAAGATGCTAGAGGTAATGAAACAAATACAGTATTAGTTAATGGTTCTCACGCAGTAGGAGATACAACGATTGCTATGGACAATCATCATAATGATAATCCACACGCATTTAAGTCAGGAGATTTTATAAAGTTTGCTTCACACAATAAAGTTTATATGATTGTAGCAGATGTTCAGGCTTCTAGTGGTGCTTCAACAGTAACTATTGAGCCACCTTTATTACAAACAGTAGCAGATGATTCTATAGTAACTTATGATAATATTCCATTTACAGTACATTTAACAAACGATATTCAAGAGTTTGGTGTAGTTGGAACTGCTAAAGATGGTTCATTGTTGTATCAATTTGAATTTGATGTAGAAGAAACATTATAGATGACAAAATATTTGGTAAGGCATCATGTAACTGCTGATTTTGTAGCAGAAAAAGTTGTTGATGAAACTGAAATAGATTCAGAAAAAAACAACTTAAAACAAAATACTATTCCAGATGGAAGTTTTAGCTTTATTATGGTAGAACAAAGCGAAAAGTTAATAAGAACAACATACGAGAAATATGACGAGAGCCTTAACAACAGCAGTAAAGAACGAAATAGCGACAAATGATATACGACCAATACACCTTATTACTATTGGTTTTTCTACTCCTGTTAATATCACTGATTGTTCTTTTCCATTAACATCATCAGTTTCAGGCTCATCAGTTACTTACTTAGCATCAGATCATTTATTAGGTATATCTGATTTTTCTGAACAAACAGATGTAAGTAAATCTAGTATTACATTATCTTTATCTGGTGCAGATCAAACATTTATCTCAACTGTATTAAGCGAAAATGTTATTAATTCTACAGTAACTATTCATAGAGGATTACTAGATGATGATAATACAATATTTGCTGATCCTTTTTTACTTTATAAAGGAAGTATAGAAAACTTTGAAATACAAGAGCAACCAAAATCAAGCACACTATCATTATCTATTGTATCTCATTGGGCAGATTTTAATAAAAAGAATGGTCGTAAAACTAACAACACATCACAGCAAAGATTCTTTAGTACAGATGTTGGTATGGATTTTAGTTCTCAAACAGTACAAGATATTAAATGGGGTAGAGAATAATGCAAGATATTATCTCATTATATAGAAATTATCCTAAATATGATAATCTACATGATCTTGATTTACAACATCACATTAAACCAAGTATATTTTTAAATCAGTATAAAAAACATTATCATAATGATAAATTAATTGGCTTTACTAATTGGGCTTATTTATCTGATTATGCTTTTAATCATTTTAAACAAACAGCTAAAATAAATTACAAAGAATGGAACTCAGGAACTAATTTAGTATTTGTAGAATTTATTGCTATTAAGAATGTTAGGAAAATCTTTAAATGGTGTGTTGATATGGCTAAAAAATTCAAAGGCATTAAAGATAATTTTACTTGGTTAAGAGTAGAAGATAATCAAATTAAAAGAATGGTAATTAAGGATATATAATGGGTGGTATAGTAAATAGTATTGTTAATGCTGTAACAGGCTTTATAGCTGGTGGAAACCCTTTGGTATCTTTAGGTATCACTTTATTTATTTCATGGGCATTAAGACCAAAAACTCCTGAAATTCCTGATTTTGGAACTAATGAGTTTGATGACTTTGAAAAAGGTATATTACTTAATAAACAATCTAATGATTCTAATATTCCTGTAATTTATGGAGAAAGACTTACAGGGGGAACTAGAGTTTTCATGGAAACTTCTGGCACAGATAATACTTATTTATACATGGCTATCGTTATGGCAGAGGGAGAGATAAACGATATAGAAGAAATTAGAGTAGATGATAAAGTAGTTACATTTGCATCTAGTTTCTCAGATGGTACAGAAGTTGAAGTAGATAGTGGAGATGCTAATTTTTATAAAGCTGACCCAAATGTTGAGGGTTCGAGTGCTGAAAGTCTTATTAGAGTAGAACCTCATTATGGAACAGATGGTCAATCAGCATCAACATTATTATCAACATTATCTAGTTGGGGAAGTAATCATAAATTATCTGGCTTATGTTATTTAGCAGTAAGGTTTAAATGGAATCAAGACGCATTTACAGGCATACCAAAAGTACAAGCTAAAATACAAGGTAAGAAAGTTAAAACTTATAATGCAAGTCTTGTTGAGCAATCTGCAACTTATCAAACTAATCCAGCATGGTGCTTATTAGATTATTTAACAAATGCTAGATATGGAAAAGGATTAGCAATAAGTGAAATAGATTTACAATCTTTTTATGATGCTTCATTAATTTGTGAAACACAAGTAACTCCATATTCAGGTGGTAGTGATATAAATATTTTTGATATTAATACTGCATTAGATACCTCTAAACCAATCATAGATAATGTTAGAGAGTTTTTAAAAGGTTGCAGAGGTTACTTACCTTACAATGCTGGTAAATATAATTTAATTATTGAAACAACAGGAACAGCATCAATTACTTTAACAGAAGATAATATTATTGGTGGTTATTCATTATCTACTCCAACAAAGAATGATAGATACAATAGAGTTATAGTAGGCTTTGTTAATCCAGATCGTAATTTCCAAGTTGATGAGGTACAGTTTCCACCTATTGATGATTCAGGATTACCAAGTGCAGATCAACACGCAACTATGAAAGCAGAAGATGGTGGTTTTTTATTAGAGGGTAGATTTAACTTCACTACAATAACTTCACAATATCAAGCAGAAGAAATGGCAGAGGTAATACTTAGAAGAAGTAGAGAAGCATTATCTTTAGGTATTAATGTTGATTTTAATGGTTATGATTTAGCCATAGGAGATATAGTTAATATCACACATTCTTCTTTAGGATTTTCTGCTAAACCTTTTAGAGTTATTGGAATAACTTTTAATCAAGATTTAACTGTAGGATTATCGCTTGTTGAATATCAAGACAATCATTATCAATGGTCAGAAAAAGCAGAAGCAACAACAGTACCAGCTACTAATCTTCCTAATCCATTTACTATCCAACCACCAGCAAGTGTAACTTTATCAGACACATTAATTGAATATAATGATGGAACTGTAATTGTAGCATTAGATGTAACTATAGGTGCTTCTCCAGATAGCTTTGTTGATTACTACCAAGTAGAATATAAATTAAGTACAGATTCAGATTTTATTATTTATGCACAAGGTTCAGGATTAAATCACAGAGTTTTAAATGTAATTGACCAAAGTATTTATGATGTAAGAGTTAAAGCTGTAAATAGTTTTGGAGTTAGTTCAACTTATGTATCAGCACAAAGAACAATCGTTGGTGCAGTAGAACCACCAGAAGATGTCCAAGATTTTTCATGTAATATTGTAGGACAAGAAGCACACTTGGGTTGGACACAAATTGGAGATTTAGATTTAGCATACTATCAATTAAGATTTAGCGATAAAACAGATGGTACAGGAACTTGGGCAGATTCAGTAGCATTAGTAGAAAAAATATCACGACCAGCAACCTCAATATCTGTACCAGCTAGACAAGGAACTTACTTAATCAAAGCTGTAGATAAATTGGGTAACTTTAGTTCTAATGCAACTGCAATTATTTCTAATGTTGTAGGTATTACTAATTTTAATAGTATTGCCACACAATCAGAACACCCTGACTTTGATGGAACTAAAACAAATGTATTAGTATCTGATAGCACACTAAGATTAGATTCTTCTGAATTATTTGATAGTGCTAGTGGAGATTTTGATACAGAAGCTAGTAGATTTTTTGATTCAGGTGTAGCTAATGCTGACTTCTTTGCTAGTGGTAATTATGAATTTTCAGATGTTATTGATATAGGTGCTAAACATACTGCTAGAATTACTGCAAGTTTATCTCAATCTTCTGACAATCCAGATGACTTGTTTGATAATAGGGCTGGACTATTCGATAGCACAAATTCTAACTTTGATGGAGATACACCAGCTAATGCAAATGCACACTTAGAAATAGCAACATCAGATGACAATGTAACATATACAGCTTTCCAAAATTTCGTAATTGGAGATTACACAGCTAGATATTTTAAATTTAGAGTTGTTTTAATTTCAAGAGATTTAGCTTCTACTCCTGTTGTATCAGCAGTATCAGTTTCAATAGATATGCAAGATAGAATATTTAGTGGAAACGATATTGTATCTGGTGCTGGAACTAAAACTGTAACATTTACAAATCCATATAAAACTGTTAATTATGCACTAGGAATTACAATGGAAGATGCAAACACAGGCGACTTCTTCACAGTATCAAATAAAACTATTAATGGCTTTGATATTTTATTTAAAAATTCTGGTGGAACAAATGTATCAAGAACATTTGATTTTATTGCAAAAGGCTTTTAAAAGGAGTATAAGAAGATATGGCACAACATGATTTAAACATAGCGAACCAATCATTTCCAAATTTTAGAGCAGATTTAAACAATGCTTTGGTTTCATTAGGAAGTCAAAACTCAGGAAGTTCAGCACCTAGTTCTCCACAATCAGGAATGATTTGGATAGACACAACAACAGCTACTGCTTGGCAACCAAAAATTTATGATGGGAGTGCATGGATTAACTTGCCTTTTTACATAAATACAAGTACAAATGACGCAAACTTAACAACAACAGAAGTAACAAGTTTAGAGGCAGACCCTCAAGCAGTTGCTCTAGCAATCGCATTAGGATAAAGATATGGCTAATACATTTAAAGTAAAAACAAATGGTGCAATGCCGAGTTCTTCTGGAACTCCTGACACACTTTACACAGTTCCAAGTTCAACAACCTCAGTAGTGCTTGGTTTAATACTTTGTAACATTCACACAACTGCTGTAACAGTAGATGTTCAATTAGTTTCAGATACTTCTGACACAGAAACAAACGAAACAGTTAAACTTGCAGAAAATGTAAGCATACCAGCTGGAAGTTCTTTAGAATTATTATCTGGTGGAAAAGTTGTTCTACAAACAACAGATGTTTTAAAAATTGATTGTTCTGTTTCTGCAAAGATAGATTCTACATTATCAATAATGGAAATAACATAGGAGTTATTTAAATGGCTTTTATAGGTGCAAAACCAACTAATGTTCCACTTACAAGTGCTGACTTAGAAGATAGTATAATTACTTCTGCAAAGATCGTAGATGGAACTATTGCAACAGCAGATATTTCAGATGGTGCAGTTACTTCTGTAAAAACTACAGGAGTTGGTGGTGCTAATACACCAAACTTTTCAGCAGTAAATTCAGGCTCTCAATCTCTTTCACATGATACTCTCACAAAATTAAGCATAACAACTGAAACATACGATAGTAATTCAGCTTATGATTCATCAAATTCAAAATTTACAGTTCCAAGTGGAGAGGATGGAAAATATCATCTTGTTGCAAGTATTAATTGGGATGTAAATGTAAATCCTAATATAATTAGATTTTTTAAAAATGGCTCTGAAATTTTAGCAACAAATTGGGGTTCAACAGGTCAAAGTTATATAGTAGGAACATTGAATTTATCTGCTAGTGATTACATTGAAGTATATGGTTATCAAGCAAGTGGTGGCACAACAGGTTGGTCATCTGCAAATAAAGTTTATTTTAGTGGATTTAAAATTATAGAATAAAATTAAAGAGGTAAAACTATGGCACAACTATCAAACAAAATAATCGCTTATGTTAATGCTAATGGAGTTAGCGAAGTAGATTTTTCTGTAGATGTTAAGTTGCAAGATGATGGTCAAGGTGCATACATCAAAGAATGGAACTTAGATATTGCTAAACCTACCCAAGCACAATTAGATGCCTTAGAATCTCAAGCACAAACTTATGAGAACAACCAACAAATAATTGCTACTAGAAAAAATTTATATGGAACATGGGAAAGCCAACTTGAAGAAATTTACGATAATGGTATTGATAGTTGGAAAGCAAGAATTTTACAAATTAAAACAGATAACCCTAAGGAATAATTAATGAGTTATATAGGAACAGAACCCACAATAGGAAACTTTCAAGTTTGTGATGCTATATCAGTAGTAAATGGACAAGCTAGTTATACTATGCAAGTAAGTGGAGTAAATGCAACTCCTCAATCGGCTAATCATATGCTAGTCAGTTTGAATGGAATTTTACAAGCACCAAATTCTTCATTCACAGTTTCGGGTTCAACAATTACATTCGCATCAAATCTAGTTACAGGAGATGTGATCGATTTTATCCAAATACTTGGAGATGTTTTAGACTTAGGAGTACCCTCTGATAATACAGTTTCACTTGCTAAACTAACAGCAACAGGAACTAAAGATGCTACAACCTTTTTAAGAGGAGATAATACTTTTGCAGAAGCTGGTGGTGGAAAAATTTTACAAGTTGTTGAAGATTTACAAGATACAGAATTTCAAACTACTTCAACAAGTTTTGTTACAACTGGTTTAAGTTTAAATATAACTCCATCTTCTACATCAAGTAAAATTTTAATTATAGCTTCTCCAACACTTGATAATAAAACTAGTACACAATATATTTACACAACTATATATAGAGATTCTACTAATTTAGCAGTTGGAACTGAAGGTATGCAAATATTTCACATTAGCGATGGTTCAAGGATGTATGGTGGTGTACCTTTAATGAAACTAGATAGTCCAAATACCACATCACAAGTTACATACGCAGTTTATCTAAGAACTTCTGGTGGTACAGCAAGATTGGGACAAAATAATATGAGAAATTCAATAGTAGCAATGGAGGTTTCAGCATAATGATAAATTATTTAGACGCAATTATAACAATTAATCCTAATGCAGAAGTTTCGATTAAAAATAATGATTATAACCAAATTACTTGGCATAATATAAAAGCTATTGATAAAGCAACATTAGATGCAAAAGTTTCTGAATTAGAAACTATAGCTACTAATGAAGAAGCAGATAAAGAAACTAAAAAAGCATCTGGCAAACAAAAACTTTTAGACTTAGGTTTAACTGAAGAAGAAGTAAAAGCATTGATAGGAGTTTAAATGGCTCTAAACTTTGCTAACA